ATGGGATTCGCGTTCATCCGTGAAGGCGATGCAACCTCGCACGGCGGCCGCGTCCTGACCTGCGATCCGACACACACCGTAGACGGGAAGCCGCTCGCGTTGATCGGGGATATGGCCGCCTGTCCACGATGCGGTGGAGTTTTCCCGATCGTGAAGGTACGGACAGAGCTGAACATGACTTTCGGCGGCCGCGCCGTAGCATGCGAAGGCGACATGACAGCGTGCGGCGCCACGCTGATCGCTTCGCAGGGAACCGCCACTGCGTCGCCGACATCGGGGCCGAGTGGCAGCACAAGCGCGTCGGTTGGTGCAGGGTTCAGCGTGCTTTCGCAGCCTGCGAGCGATGGGCCACAGAGGGGGCGATTCCAGGTGTTGGACGACGACACCGGCCGGCCGGTTGCCGGCCATCCCTACACCGTTACCGGCTCGAACGGGCAAACAATTTCGGGGACAACGGACGCTGACGGTTACACGAGCTGGCTGCAAGCGGACCAGTCGTCATCGTTGACATTCGAAAGGTCGAACTCGAGCTCGTCATGACCGACTACGCCCAAGGAACTGGCGCAGGAGCGACGGGGCCTGGCGACGGTCGCACGAATCCGGTGCGCGTGCGGCGAAATGCACTCGACGCGCAGGATCGCGAAGCGCTCTGCTCCGTCATCTGCAAATGTAACGCCATGCCTTCAATCGGCGTTACCGGTCAGAAGCTAAAGCAGCAATGTGTAAGCGGCCGCCTCAAGGCCGCTGACGCCATCGGCGACCACCAGAGCCCCTACAAGGCCGAGATCAACTACGACATGTCGCGCGACCCGCCCAGCCCAATCATGAATTCGCAGGTTGTTACGAAGGCACACGACTACCTGCCGGGCTGGATACAAAAATACTGGCCCGGCGGGCTGGACGGTTACACGCCGGGCGTGGGTAACATCCGGCGCCCGGACGTGGTGATCGTCAACGATCCATCATTGCCGCCGACAAAGGACAATCTCAAATCGGTCGTAGAAATCAAATTCCCGCCCGATCAGTTCGACCCGAAGCAACAGGAAGCGTATGAGCGTATCGCCGGCGATCCATCAAAAGTCGCTACGATGGGGCCAAGCGACTGCGGATGCTCTGACGAGCAACCCGACCAAGAGGAAAGCACGCAATCGGCCGCTTCGGCGCTGCGCAACCTTATCGGGCAAGGGCTGAAAGGAAGCCTCGGCGGCCCTATGCCGCCGCGGATGCCGTTCCCCCTTCCCTGACATTGCAACGAATCAACGATGAACCACGATCACGAGCAGCTGCAGCAGCTGGCCCAGGCCGGCATGATGCCGAACGCGATTTTCGAGCCTCGCTATCCCCACAAGGGCATCGGCGCCGCCTTGGTTGTGCGCGCGGCAATGTATTTCAAGAGCGGATACACGCGTGATAAACGCGATGCACTCGCGTGGGTGTTCGACCGATATGTAACGGTCGCCAGAGACGCAGGGACGCCCGATACCGAGCAGCCTTTGAAGTGGATGTGGTTCAACGGCAAGCGGGCGCTTCCGATAGCGAAAGCGCCGACGCTGGCGTCGCTTGCGTCCAGTGTCGGCGCCAACGAGGGATTCGATGCGACCTTTGTTGGCGGCGAGACCGCGCGCGAAGCCTCGTTTTACGAATTCACCACGTTCTGCATCGAGCAGTTCCAGGCCGATCTCGGCACCAGGGGCCTCGACGTGCTGGTATTCACGTTCCCGGCGCCGTTGGTGCGGGCCAACCCCGAACCGTTCGTGCAGCTGTTCCGTGAAGCTGCGGCAGCGGTTGACGCCATACATGGGCACGCAGGATTGGCGGTCAATCTGTCGCCGCCCGGTCGGGTCGAAAACGAAAGCAGCGAATATTTCATGGCGCAAATGCTCGGCCCCGGCGTCGATGTCGGCAACCCGGTTTCCATGATGGTTCGGGATCTCACGGATCGCATCAAGACTGTTGATTGGCTCACACTGATCGACGAAGCGATGCTAGGCAAGATCGGCGGATTCAGCACCTTGCAATCCGAGTTGCCGAAAGATTGGTACGACCTGACGCACTGCGCGCAGGGTTTGCTGATTCGCGCCGGCGTGGCACCGGAGGCTGGCGTGGAAGGCGACACGGCGCCATCTGCCCCGCCTGCCTATGTGGTGCTCAACGCGGCGCTGCGCCCCGTCGTCGCCGACACCGTTTCGATTCTTCAGCGAGGCACAGTCAACGGGGACGCCCCCGTCTATAACTCTGTCGCAAGTAGTGACGCCTGGCTGCGGCGATACGACGTTTCCGCCGACGAGCTGCTGGCAGCGAAAGCTGCTGTTCTTGATACGCAAAAAATACTGCCGGGGAGCCATTAAACCTATATCCACCGGCGCGCCGCTCCGATCACGCAACTGCTGTGGGTCCGCGGGTTTACGCTAGACTGCGCCGGATTTTCGATATCGTAGGCTTGCTGCATTCGAAAATAGATCATACGACCATCGTTAGATAGTGGCGCAACATAACCGGGGGCAATTTTGGCGCGGCAGACACTTCGTAAACAGCTTTTCTACAAACAGGCAACGTTTCTTAATCCTTCCCAGCTAACGCTCCAGGATCATTTGGCGCGTGCAATAAAAAAGTTGAAGGTTGCAAAGCGGCAAGAGTCGTTGACTGAGGGCGGCGCTCAGGTAGACGGAATCTCCGGACAGAACTGGATGCGGTTCGTCAATTCGCCACGGGATTACGCCGGATTGAATTTTGGGGTCTTAACCCTGTATTCGCCAGGCAAGCATCAATTGGTGATCGACACGGCAATCGATGAAGAGAAGGACGAACTAGATGTCTCCAAACTGCCCCCACCGGCAGGAAAGCAGTTTCCAGAGGCGCCACTGTATTTTGGGGTCAGAGACAACCATGTCGTGCTAATCCAGTCGAAGGCTCAGCGCACGACGGATTTTGAGGCTCATCTCAACTGGCTGCTCGTTACAGCTGGCTGCATCGATGGGAGCCAGCGGGTAGAATTGAGCGACGTGATACCCGAAGAGACGCGCAAAAAGCTTGAGAAGGCGCCGATCAAGAGCTTGTCTATCGGCGCCCCCCTTGTGAGCGCGCCTGCGACTGGTGTGCTAGACCCGGCCATCGGGACCAATGGTCAGGGGAAATCGATTGTGGCTGCTGCCGTCGACAAAGTAGCTAAAGGCATTGGCATCGACGTTCTGAAGGGGCTACTCTCTGACAAAGAGTTCTCAGCGCTCAAGCTGGATGAACTCACCTCTATTCCGGACATCCAAGTCCGACTGCAGATCAAGGTGGTCGGTCATCGAAAGGATGAAACTGGGAACGACGAGGTCATGAAGAAGATCATGCACGAACTTCGACACGTAGATGACCCCAGTTTCTTCAAGGCCGAGGTGAAAGGTATGGCAAAGCTCGATGGATCTGCATTCCGAGTCCAAGCATACAAGCCCGTCGGTAGCTACGATGGGGTGCTGGACGTTAGCGATGCTTACGAGGTCATGCGAGCGTGGTTGGAGGCCATCGTTGATGGTGGCACTATCAAGCCCAGCTGAAGCACCGTGAAGCTCGCAGGTTTCGTTTTCGGACTGGTTGCAACGTGGGCGCTCCACAAGTGGGCGCCCGGCGCCATATCGTCTGTAGTTTCTGTTGCGGGCCTCACCACCATACTTTCAGGCGTCGCGACAGTATTAACGTCGACCTGGCTACTGGCCTTCAACCGCCTTTCAGCGTTCGAAAAACTGGAAGATTTGACCGCTGATCAGCGGAAACATGCCCAGGCCCGTGCGCGCACATTTCGTAGGGGCATTCTGCAAACTTTCGCAGTAAATGCTGTAGCCCTCATTTCCGTGTTCGCGGCCGTCCCACTTGACGCACATATCTCCATAGGTACGTTCTCGGTCGGTTACATACTTCCGCCCATCGTATGCATGTGGTTTTTCGGTTTCGCTCAGTCAATAAAAATTCTTCATAACATTGACGAAAGCCGAATCGCCATAGTCGAAGCCCAGCTTGCGGAAAAGAGGAAGGCAGCATTTCTGCAAAAACTCCGAGAGGAGGAAAAATTACGGCCCGTCGACCGTAACGATGCGCACCTAAAAGGCTATACACAGACGCATCGGTATCAGCACTAACGCCCTTTCAATGGGTGTTCCTGGGCAGTTTTTTCTTCCGCCGCAATCCGCACGCAAGTGCATCAAATCGCACAATTCCCACGCCATAGAGAATCTGCTTCAGCCCGCCTGGAGCGGAGCTCTCGAACAACGGCCACATGCACAAAAACTGACGTGTTAAGCGAGGCCCGCAGGCGGGGAGGGGACTGCGAATTCCGGCGGTTCGCGGCGGCCTCGCCGCCCCCCTCCCCGTCCCCCTGGTGGCAGCTGAGAACGGCGTACAGCCCGCTGGCAGGGCTCGCGGCCGAGCCGCCAGCTCCCGCGCAGTCTGCAACCGGCGAGCCGCTACGAACGCGCGTGCGCCTCCGTGTCGCTTCGCGCTCGCCCGGCCACCAGCCGCGTGCCGCCCGACAGCCCCAGCTCGAGTACGGCACCGCGACCTGGTGCATGCTCCGGCCGCGGCCGGCGCCACGCGCACCAGCTCGACCAGCTCGGCGCCGGCCTGGCGCTCGCCTCGCGCCAGCGCCGCCCGACAGCCCCAGCTCGAGTACGGCGCCGCGACCTGGTGCGGACCCGGCCGCGACCGACGCCGCGCGCACCAGCTCGACCAGCTCGGTGCCGGCCTGACGCCCGCCTCGCGCCGGCACCGCCCGACAGCCCCAGCTCGTGCACGGCGCCGCGACCAGGTGAACGCTGACAGCAACTAGGCAAGCTCGCGGCACACAAAACAAGAAGGCCGCGCCCGGTTTCCCGGTGCGCGGCCTTGAAATGGCGGCGGAGATGGTGGAAAGCTATTTGGCGGCCGGCGCCGGCGGGATCTCGTACCTGTCGAACGTCACCACCTCCTCACCGAGCCAGTTGTTCAGCTCGGCGAATTGAACCTGAAGCGGTGCGATCTCGTTGAAGCCGAACACGCGCGCAGCTGTATCAGGCGTGCCAAAACCGCCTGCATTGCTAGGCACGATGCCGAGCAGCTGCGGCGGCGTTCGGTGCGCGGCCAGCAGGTCGTCGCGCGTCACGTTTTTGATGTTGAAGAACTCGTCCTTCGCGGCGACTTCGGAGACGGGAATCAGCTGGATACCGTCCTTCTTCCCCTGGGGCGCGTACATGAAAACGTTGCGAAAATTGCCCGGGCCTTTCGAACTGTTCAACGCTTTCCGCATGTTGTCGACGTCCTCTTGCGACTGACCAGCATCGGTCATATAGAGGATGAAACCGGCATGGCTCCCGTTCTCGTAATACTTACGACGAAACAGCGTTGACGACTCGTTAAGCCATGCCGAATTCAGCGAGCTAAGGTACTCAGGCAGACCGTACAACTCCTGGTTGATGTCCGCACGCATGAGCTGGAACACGTTACCCGGCTCGTATTCGAACCGATCTTGATAGCTGCCCACATGAACGAAGCGGCTGCGATCTGCTTTGAGACGAGTGTATTTCGCCATGCCCGGTTCAAGGCCGAGCGTCCCGCCCAGCCGGTTTTTGAGGCGATTCAAATACCCGTTGCCGAAGGTGAGGTAGTCGAGCGCCCAGCGCCCGAACGCTGGGCGGGACAACCACTTATGCGGCCGGAACGTCGACGTCAGCACATTCGCCTTGAAGTACAGCGCCGAGCTGTGGTGCGTGCTCGCGCGGAAAGACTTCGCAAGGCCCACGAAACTGACCGGCGGCTCGAACCATTCGCCATTCGACCAAGCCTCGGCGTAGCCCAGAATGTCGGCTCGATCCAGAACTGGCGTGGGATCGCCGAACGTGAAAATCTCCGTGCGTGCCGATGCGGGAATAGGCACGCTCGAATCCGGATCGGCCGAGAACGTGCGCGCCGCGCGCGAGCGCCGACGTTTGCTCATGTGTAGAACTCCGTGAAAGATGCAGAATGGATGATGTCGCCGGCCAACGGCTCACGATCGAGCGCATGCATACACGCCCACGCCAAATCGCCGTGCCCGGCCAATTCGGTGCGGTCCGTGGCATAGGTAGCCTGCCGCCCGCTCGGCGTCATCGATTTTTTGATCGCCATGAAAGCCGCTGCCAGGTCGGTCATGCTTGCGTCGAACTGAAGGCGACCGTTGCGGATAACCGACTGCGCTTTCAAAACCAACCGTGTTTTGACCTCAGGCGAATACTTCAGCCCAACAGCCGCCGGGAAAAACTTGCAGACCAGCTCATACACGCCCTGCCCCATGCCCGTTGTATCGATCCCGATGTAAGTGACGTTGTAGCGCTGGGTGATTTGCTTGATCGCTTCGGCCTGCTTCTCGAAGTCGTTTCCGCGGAATTGGAGACGCTCAAGCACACGAAAAGCCCCGCCCTCTACGCGCGGTGGTGCAAGCACCACAAGGCCGGCAGAGTCGCCGGTTCGCGCGGGGTCATAACCAACCCATACCTCGCGATGGCCGAAAGGGCGCAGGAGCAGCGGCGAGAAATCAGCGGACCACTCCTCCCACGCGTCGACCATGCACCCCTGCAGCTCGGACAGCTTGAACACCGACAACGAATCATCGATAAACCCGCACATCAGCAGATTGGCGAACTCGTCGGCGCTGTACTCCCTGCGCAGTTCGTCGATATCGAACAGGTCACAGCCGCCGGCCATCGCATCGAGAATCGTCACGATCTGACGCCACTGCGCATCCTTGCCCAGCATCCCGCGCACAAGCGCCTCGTGGCTCGTGTCGATCTCGATACGATCACCAGCTGTGCGGCCCCTGTTCGCGTGCGCCCCACTCCAAAACGCAAAGGCTTCATGTGTGAGGCTTGATGGCGTGCTGAAGTACGTCTTTCGCCACCGCTTGTGCATCGCCATTCCCGACGCAACCTTGTTCAACTCGCGAAACTTCGGAACCCAGAAATATTCATCGAAGTAGAAATTTCCGTGATACGACTGAGCGGTGCGCGCGTTCGTCCCAAGGAAATACAGGGTGGCGCCGTTAGGAAGCACGATCGGATCGCCGGCGAGCTCGACGCCGGCGGCGTCGCGAGCAAACTGGACGATGTACTGCTTGAAGACGTGCGCCTGTGCTTTGCTGGCCGACAAAAAAATCTGGTTGCGGCCGGTGTCGAGCGCATCGAGAAACGCCTCACGCGCGAAATACCAGGTCGCGCCGATCTGACGAGACTTCAGGATGTTCCGCGTGCGCTGATCGCCGTTTCGATACCAAACCTTCTGGTAATCGAACAACGAGTCGCGGAATGCCGTCAGGATCTTTTCGTGCTGTTCCTCGCTGATTTCATTGCGGGACGGCTTGCGCTTCGGCCCCGCATTGCGAGCGTCGATGTTCGGGTTTAGGTCGCTCTCCCTCCCTGTTTCCCCATACTTCCGAACGCGGGCGAAGCGCTCGACCTGGCGTCCCAGTAGATCGATCTCTTTGTAGTCGGCGGCGTCTTTCTTGTCCTTCGCGATCAACACCATCATCCGCGTTTCCGCGGCCGCCTCGATCCGCTCGACTGGTGTTGCGTCCTTCCACTTATCGCGACGACACCAGGATGCCACTGTGCTCGCCTTCAGCTCCAGGTGTTTCGCAATAGACGACACGCGCCAGCCTTGCCAATAGAGCGAGCGCGCAATGGTGCGAACGTCCTGTTCGCGATTATTCGGGGCCGTAATTTCGAGCATGCGGCAAGCGTATGGCCCCGCGTACGCGCGAGCACGCAGAGCAGTCCGTACCGACGCGCACGACATCCGCGATTGATTGAGCCTTGCCAAGTGAGGCACGAAGATGGATGCACGTTCAACCAACTACCGATTCCGGCTACTACATGGCAAAGAAATCGAAACCCTTCCGCGTAGCGGTGGAAGGTGCGACCGTCGACGGCCGCGAAATTCAGCGCGACTGGCTCACGCAGGCAGCAGCGAACTACGACCCAGAGCTGTACGGCGCACGCATGAACGTCGAGCACGTCAAGGGCTGGGCGCCGATGTCGGCCACGAACCCGTTCGGCGCCTATGGCGACGTGATTGCGCTCTCGGCGAGCGTGATCGAAGACGGGCCGCTGAAAGGCAAGATGGGGCTGTACGCGGAAATCGATCCCGTGCCCGAGCTGGTCGAGATGAACAAGAAGCGCCAGAAAATCTACACCTCCATCGAAATCAACCCGTCATTCGCGGATACCGGCGAGGCATATCTGGTCGGTCTGGCCGCCACGGATGACCCAGCGAGCCTGGGAACCGAAGCCCTGCAATTCGCGGCGCGGCGTTCGAGCAATGTTCATTCGGCCGCACATGAAACGGCGATCGAGTTCGAAGGCGAGTCCGACGAGCCCAGCGTGCTGTCGTTCGTGAAGGGCTTGTTCGCCCGCAACCGCGCAACCGACGAAACCCGCAACGCCGACATGCGCCAGGCCATCGAAGAAGTGGCCGCCTTCTCCAGCCGCTTCGCAAGTCAACAAGGCCCGGTAGTCACCCAGCTGCGCGTCGATCTCGACGCAGCGCGCCAGGACGTGACTGCAGCGAGGAAGCGCGCGGACGACGCCTTCGCCGCGATCGAAGCACTGAAGGAGCAGCTGTCGAACACCGACAACGGCGCCCCGCGTCGTCAACCGTCGACGGGCGGCTCCGGCGCCATCCTCACCGACGTTTAACCCTCATCGCCAACCAGGAGAAATCCATATGCGAGCAGAAGCGCGCGACGCGCTCGACGGCTACCTCGAACAAGTCGCGAAACTCCACAACACGGCCGACGTGTCGAAGCGATTCAACGTTGCACCGTCCATTCAGCAGCGACTGGAAACCAAAATTCAGGAGTCGAGCGACTTCCTGAAGCGCATCAACATCGTGCCCGTCACGGAGCAAGAAGACGAAGTGCTCGGCCTCGGCTCGTCCGGCCCGATCGCAAGCCGCACCGATACCAAGACGAAGGAACGCGAGCCCGTCGACCCCACCGGCCTCGACTCGAACAAGTACCGCTGTGAGAAAACCAACTCGGACACGGCGATCTCGTACGGGCGCATCGATCAATGGGCGAAGTTCCCGAATTTCCAGGAACTCGTGCGCGACACGATTGTGCGTCAGCAGGCACTCGATCGCATGATGATCGGATTCAACGGCGAGCTGGTCGCGGCCGACACCGACAAGTCGAAGTTCCCGATGCTGCAAGACGTCAATATCGGCTGGCTCCAGAAGTACCGTGACAACGCACCGCAACGCGTTCTGCATGAAGGCAAGCAGGAGGGCAAGGTGGTGATCGGAAAGGGTGGCGACTACGAGAACATCGACGCGCTGGTGATGGACATCGTGTCCAGCATGATCGATCCGTGGTTCCAGGAGGACACGGGCCTGTTGGTGATCTGTGGCCGCGAACTGCTGCACGACAAGTATTTCCCGATCGTCAACGCTACGCAGGCCCCCACCGAGCGCCTGGCCGCCGACCTGATCGTGAGCCAGAAGCGAATCGGCAACCTGCCCGCGGTGCGCGTGCCGTACTTCCCGAAAAACGCTCTGCTGGTGACGAAGTTCGAGAACCTCTCGATCTACTTCCAGGAAGGCGCGCGTCGTCGCTCCATCGTCGACAACGCGAAGCGTGATCGCCTCGAAAATTTCGAGTCGTCCAACGACGCGTATGTGGTGGAGGACTACGGCTGCGGTTGCATGGCCGAGAACATCCAAATCGCACCGGCGGCCACCGCATGACAGTCAACACGCCCGCCCGCGCGCATTTCGCGCGCACGGTTGCCGCTCGCGCCGCGGCGGCCGCCGAGCCCGGCCAGACGATGGCCGGCGCCACGCCCTACGAGCTGATGTTGATGAAGCTCGCACGCGACCGCCATGCATTGAAGGCCGTGCAGTCGAACACCCGAAAGGTGGAGTTGAAGCGGAAGATGCTGCCCGAGTACGTCGACTACGTGGCGGGCGTGTTGGAAGCCGGCCGCGGTGCGCAGGACGATGTGCTCGTGTGGACCATGATCTGGCGCATCGATGTCGGCGACTACGACGACGCGCTCACGATCGCGCGGTATGCCCTCTCGCACGATCTGAAGCTGCCCGATCATTTCGACCGAACTCTTGGAACCGTGATCGCCGAGCAATTCGCGGAAGCAGCGCTGTCGGCCTTCATCGAAGAAGAATCGTTCGACGCACGATGCCTGGTCGAGATTGAAGCGCTAACCACCGATTCGGATATGCCCGACCAGGTGCGCGCCAAGCTCTACAAGGCACTCGGCTACGCGCTCCAGGAATCCGACCCGGCCGCCGCACTCGGCCACCTGCGCGCAGCGCTGAAGCTGAATGAACGCGTCGGCGTGAAACGAGACATCGATCGGCTGCAACAGCAGCTCGACGCCGCGAGCCGCGAAAGCGGCGACAACAGCGGCACGTAAAGAGCCCACCCCGGCATGGCGGCACCGGCGCCCGTATCCCGCCCTGGGCAATGGACACGGTGCGCCGGTCCACCGCCACCAACCACGGACCCGACCATGAGTAGCTTTGTTGCCGTCGCCGAACCTCGGCCTGCCTCGACACCGATCGACGGCACGCTCACCAACGATGGCTTTTTCCCCGATATTGACCTGGCCCCGCTGCGCAACGACATGCGACTCGACGGCACGGTCACCCGCGAGCGCCTGGCACACGCCACGCGCGAGGCGATGCTGTCGGTCAACGACGAGCTGAGCGCCTGGCGTGCAACCCAGCGCGAGGCCGGCGCCCGCACGTTGCAGGATGTACCCGCCGACCTGATCGACGGCACATCGCGCCTGGTCTATCGCTACCTGCGCGCCGTCTATCACCTGGCGCACGCCGACGTGACCGAGAAGTACCGCGGCTACGACACGACGAAATCCGGCGCGCGCGACGACGACGAGCTATGCCACACGGTCAACGAGTCGCGGCGCAACGCGCGGTGGGCGGTGTCGGACATCCTCCGCCGGCCGCGCTCCACCATCGAGCTGATCTGATGAAGCTGACCGCGCTGCAAGGCGACACGCTCGACGCGCTGTGCTGGCGGCACTACGGCAGCACAGCCGGCACGGTGGAAGCCGTCCTCGATGCCAACCCCGGCCTGGCCGAGCTGGGCGCCATCCTGCCGCTTGGAACCGTCATCGACATGCCGGAGCTGAACACGATCGAACAGACGAAACCCCTCCTGCAACTGTTTGACTGACCTGGAACCCAACATGGCTGAACCCAACACCACCACCGCTGCCGCGTTGTTCGCCGCCCTCGGCATCGCGGGCGTCGCGCCGGGCATCGACGGCGATGCCCTGATCGGCGCCTTCGCTGGCGCCGCGCTCGTCGTCGTCACCTCGAAAGACCTCGGCATCGGGCGCCGGGCCGCTTACATGCTGATCTCGCTCGTTATGGGCTACCTGACGGCACCGGAAATCATGAACGTGGTGCCGATCCACTCTACTGGCGTCGCTGCTTTCCTCTCGGCCGCGCTGGTGATCGCCGTCACCCTGACGCTCATCGAGCGCGTGAAGGGCGTCGATTTCTTCGCGTTCCTGCGCAAAGGGGAGTGACATGCACATGTCCTACGCGCTGCTCGCGCTCGCGGCGCACCTCGCCGTCATCCTTCGCGTGCTCACGCATCGCAAGGACGGCACCCGCCACCGGTTCCACATCGCGTGGGCCGCATGGGCCATCGTCGCGGTTTCCGGCGGCGCCGGTATCGAGCTGCTGCTGCACGCCCGCACGGCTGGTTTCTTCCAGGCGGCGCTCGCGGTGCTGCTCGCCGTCCTCGTTTATCTCGCGCGCGGCGATGTCGCGCACCTACTGCGGAGCAAGCAAGCATGAACGTCCTGCACTTCAACGACTGTGGCGCCGAAGTCGGTCTGCTGCAGTCGCGCCTCGCGCGCGCCGGCTATACCGTCCCGACGACGCACATTTACGACGAGGCGACCGAGCGCGCAGTCAAAGCGGTGCAGGCCGCCGCCGGCCTGGTCGTCGACGGCATCGCCGGCCCGAAGACCTACGCGACGCTCGCAAGCGGGCAGCGCAACCCGAAACACATGGCCGATGCTGACCTGATCGCCGCCGCCGGAAAGCTCGGGGTGTCGATCGCCTGCGTGCGAGCCGTCAACGAGGTGGAGGCGAAGGGGGTCGGCTTCCTCGACGATGGCCGGCCGAAGATCCTGTTCGAGCGGCACATCATGTACCGCCAGCTCACGGCGAATGTCGGTCAAGCGGCCGCGGTCGACGCTGCAAAGCAATTCCCGGCCGTGGTGTCCGAATCCGCCGGCGGTTACCAGGGCGGCGCCGCCGAATACGTCCGGCTCGATACCGCGGCACGCATCGACGCTGCGTCGGCCTATGCGTCCGCGAGCTGGGGCGCGTTCCAAGTCATGGGCTTTCACTGGAAGCGCCTCGGCTACTCGAGTGTCGACGACTTCGTGTCGCAGATGGAAACCAGCGAGGCGGCGCAGCTCGACGCATTCGTGCGCTTCATCCTGGCCGACAAGGCGCTGTTGGCAGCGCTGAAGGCGCGGAAGTGGGCCACGTTCGCCGCGGCCTACAACGGCCCGGATTACGCCCGGAATCTGTACGACGTGCGCCTGGAGCGCGCCTACGCCAAGTACGCGGGCAACGACAAGGCGGCGGCATGACACTGCGCGCGTGGTTTGTCCTGGCCGCGCTGGCCGCCGCCAGCGCCGGATTCGAGTACGTGCGCGAGCTGCAGGCCCGCCTCGCTACCGCGGCCGCGCAGGTAGCCACGGCGCGCCAGGATCTCGGCACCCGTGACGCGACCATTGCGCGCATGCAAGCCGACGCACGCGACAAGGACGCCCAGCTCGCGAAGCTGGCGCACGCGCGCGCAGCTGTCGATTCGGCGCTCACCACCTCCCAACAGCAACTGCGGAACCTCATCGATGGCAACGAATCGATTCGCGCCTGGGCTGATAGCCCTCTCCCTGGCGATGTTGTGCGCCTGCACGCAAGCCCCGCCCTCACCGGCGCCGACGATTACGCTTCGCGAGTGCGCGACGGTGACGCGCTGCACGATGCCGGCGATGCAGCCGCGCAGTAACGGCGAGCTGAGCAACGCTCTACAGGCCGCGCGGGCAGCGTGGGCGCGGTGTGCGGCCGAGGTCGACATGGTGGCCGCATGCCAGGCGAAGGCGGGGCGCGATGAATAAGGTCAACAGCCTGCGTGCGGCGATTGTCGCCGCCGTGCCCGAGCTGGCGCGCGCGCCCGATCGACTGCTGGTGTTCGTCAACGATGGCACGGTCTGCGCCACCGGCACGCGCACCACTTCGTTCGACTGCGAATACGAGTGCGAGCTGATCATAACGAGATTCACCGGCCACGCCATCGTGGTGATGGCGGCGGTGATCGAGTGGGCGAAATTGAACGAGCCTGCGCTGGTCGAAAACCCGGATTTGCGACGCGGCGGTATTGCCTTTGAGGCTGACATCCAATCGAACGAGGCGACCGATATCGTGCTTAAGCTCAAGCTGTCCGAAAGCGTGGTGGTGAAGGTCGACGACGACGGCCGGCGCCTTGTCGAATATTTCGACGAGGCGGCCGAGCCGTGGCAACCGTGAGTGACGAAACAACCGTCATCGACGCCTGGATCAATGCGCTGATCGGGAAGCTGGAGCCGGCACCACGGCGCAAGCTGCTACGCGATCTAGGCCAGGACTTACGCCGCACGCAGCAAGCACGCATCGCCGCCCAGCACAACCCGGACGGCAGCGCCTACGAACCCCGCAAGGGAAAGAAGCTGCGAGCGCGAGACAAGGCCGGTCGCGTGCGGCGGCTCGCCATGTTCCGAAAGCTGCGCACCGCTCGATACCTCAAGGTGACAGTGGATGCGGCTGGGGTATCGATCGGGTTCGACGATCGCTTGTCGCGCATCGCCTTGATCCACCAGGAAGGCCGGCGCGCACCGGTCGTGCCCGGCGGCCCGGTCGTGCAGTATCCGGCGCGTGTGCTGCTCGGCTGGCCGCCTGAGGACCGAGCCGAAGTGCTCAACCACCTCCTACGCTACCTGACCCACTGAAGCCCATCCGCCGGCCAGGCGCGCCGTGGCTACCTCGTGATAACGCCGGTTCGTTTCCGCGCCGATCCAGGACAGGCCGGCATCGCGAGCCGCGACCAGGTGCGTACCGGAACCGGCGAACGGATCGAACACAACGCCATCGGCCGGCACCAGCCGCACCACCTCGCGCGCCAGATCGAGCGGCTTTTCGGTCACATGCTGTTTGGGCAAAGGAAGCCGGACCGAAAACACGCCGGGCAGGTACACCTCGCTCTGCCGCATGTCACCGCGGCTCGCCCATACGAGGAATTCGGCCTGTTGCGCGAACCCGCCCCGTCGCGGCCTAAACCGGCCAGGCGTCTTATCCCACACGGCGATGCCCCGGAAGATCAATCCCGCCGCCTGCACTACGTCGGTAAGCGTCGCGAGCTGGCGCCAGTCGATGAAGCATGCCAGCAGCCCGCCCGGCTTCATCGCTCGCCGGCATTCCGACAGCCAGGCATGGCACCAGAACGCCCACGCGCGCTGGTCCATGTTGTCGCCCTCGAAATTCTCGTAGTCCACCGCGATCCCGGATTGAATGTATTTCGCCTGCACCGATCGCGTTTTCGCGGAAAGGTGCAGGCCGCCCGACGCGTAGGGCGGATCCGTAAACACCATGTCGATGGAGTGATCGGGAAGGGACCGGGCCAGCTCTAGTGCGTCGACCTGGTGCAACTGGTTGATGGCCGGCGCCGGCCGGCTTAGCGGGGGTGGATATGCTTGGTGAGTCGTCATCGTCTAGGAGTGGAAAAGCGCACGCGAACTGCCCGTGCGCTAGGTTTGGTAACGGCAGTAGAGATTGTCGGGGCCATGTCGCAACAGCGCGTGCCTAACACACCGTACTGACCGCCAACACAAACGGCATCGCTCGCACCACGCGCGAGGCGCCGGCAACATTGTCGGCATGGATGCAAACGAAACTCACCGCAAAGCGCGCAACGCCGTTAGGAAGGGATCGATACTCGATATCGACCACGCGAACGCCTTGTGCCGCGTCGCAGTCGGCGAAACCGACGACGACGGCCTGCAAACGAACTGGATTCCCTGGATCGCGGGCTCGGCTGGCACCACGCGCGATTGGCTTCCACCGACGAAGGGTGAGCAGGTCGTGTTGCTCTGCCCGATGGGGGATCCTGCGCAGGCCGTCGCCTTGCGCGGCTTTTATTCGGACGCGGCGCCGGCGCCCGACACCTCGCCGGACACGCATACGCGCGGCTATCCGGACGGCGCGCGCGTGACGTATGACCATGGCGGCGCCTCGCACGTGGGCGCGCTGCCGCGGGGGGGGGCGGGG